TAACAGAACCGGTTACTCCTTCAAGGATAAACCTTACTGTTAAAAATACAAAGTATCCTGCAGCGCATGCTCCTGCAATAGGAAACCCAACATCAGCAATTAATTGAAATATCTCTCCCATATTACTATTTATAATAAATCTTTGCTCTTATAGGCCTTTTGACCGTCAGAAAAGATTTCTAATGAATCGCTTTTTGGAGGAGGTGGAGGTATAATATCCTCAGTATCTAACCACTTTCTTTGTATTTTAGGTCTTAATGATTTAGGTTTTTTAACTGAAACTTCCTTCACCACTTCTTTTGGTGCTTCAGCTTGAGGCTTTTTTACAGGAGGTTCTTTCTTTGGTCCTCTTAGTATAACCTTTTGTATTGGTCCTAGTGTAGGTACAATTGGTGTATTATGTTTTAATGACCAGTTTGCAGCAATTAACATTAATACAGCTAATGGATCAAACACGATAACGATTAATATAATCATACCACGTACAGCTTTTTCTAATAGTGATTGATCTAATTCATCACCATAGATTAATGCAGCAATATACTTAATTGGACCAACTTCTGCTTCTAGTTCTCTTAAGTCTTTACTTAACGGTGCTTTTTGTTTTTGTAATTCAATAATCTTATCTTGGGATTCATTGATACGCTTAGTTAAAGCAGAACGATCTTTTGCTTGTGATCTTCTAATACTTAAAGCACGTTCAGCAACATCTTCTTTATAAGTATTATTGTTCTTATCTTTAAGTTCACGTCCTTCTGATTCCATCTTACGATTAACAACTTCATCCATTTGTTTGATTAATGATTTACTATTGGCAATTGTTTCTCTTTCAATAGTAATTTGTTCATCAATAAACGAAACTTGTTCAGCATAATCGCCTGTTGGTACAGCTTGATCTAAGTGAGCCTTTGATAAGAACCCAAAGATACCCATTGATGTAATAACCATAAGAATTATTACAGCAAATGATAGATAAGATTTTAATAAGAATGGAGCTTCTTTCCAGTTTCTATAAACCCAGGAGGCAACGACAAGCTTTGCTGCTTCTAGAACTCCGCCCATAACAATGATAGGTACTACAGCTGCCGCAAATATAGCAGCTAACCCCATTAATGAATAATAAGCTGCAATAACTGATAGCGTTAATGCAGTTACAAACATAAGGATAATCATTATAGATCTCCTTCCTCTATTTTTAAATGTTTTGAATGAATCTTTGCGCCGACAAATTCATTATAATATTCATCTTTGAGTAAGACATGATTAACCATTTGGTGGTATAATTCCCAATAGGAACATTCACCTTTAGTCTTACAGAGGTGTAGTATTTCTCTCTTATAATTGTCGAAGCCCTTATCTTCAACAAGCAATTGTACTTCTTTGCTTGATCCATAATAAGTTCTCCAATCAGACTCTACTCGAGTCCGTACCCTTCTTTTACGAGTTTTGTTTACAGGTAAGATCTTTGGTTTCCAAAAAAACTTTTTACCGATATATTTCTTACCAGTATCCAGTTCTGTTATTTGGTAAACAAATCCTTGATACTCTTCAGGAGTATCATCAAAGGGTTGATCATTATATAACCACATTATTCATCATAGTCATCATCCTCAAATATGTCACCGCCACAAACAGGGCAGTATACAATATCTTCTGAGGTGACATCATTTGTTTTCACAGTAATTTTACCATGTGATTCGCAATGCTCACAAACAAAATGTCTGATAGCCATATATTTCCTTTATTAATCTATTATTTATTAAGCGTGAGCTTGACCCCAGACATCTTCCCATGAACCTTTTAATGCACCTTTAGCATAATCAGTAACTCTATTTTCAAAGAAGTTACCATGCACAGGAGCATTAATCATTTCTTCTACCCATGGTAAAGGATTCTTTTTAACTTTAAAGATACCTTTCATACCAAGAGAGATAAGACGTCTGTCTGCGATATAACGAATGTATTTCTTGACATCAATTGAATTAAGATCTCTCATATCACCTTGAGAGAAAGCAAGATCGATAAACTTATCTTCAAGTTCAACCATCTTTTCTGCAATTGAATAGATTTTTGATTTAAGAGAATCATTCCAGATCTCTTTATTTTCTTCAATATAAGTTCTAAATAACTTAATCATTGATTCTGCGTGCATAGTTTCATCAACAATAGACCATGTAACAATTTGGCCCATGCCTTTCATCATACCATGACGAGGAAAGTTAAGAAGCATAATAAAAGAAGAAAATAACTGCATACCTTCAGTGAACGCCGAAAAGACTGCAATGTGAGCTGCTGTAGATTCTTTTGTACCATTTTTTGAGCTGAGTTCGGTAACATAATCGTGTTTATCCTTCATTTCTTCATATTCATTAAATTCATTATATGTTGACTCAGGCATACCGAGTGTTTCAATTAGGTGTGAATAAGCTGCAATGTGTAATGCTTCTCTTGCAGCAAAACCCATTAGCATCATTCTTATTTCTGGTTGTGGAAAATAAGGCAAGTAATTATTAACATAACCGCCAGCAACATCAATATCTCCTTGTGTAAAGAATCTAAAAATGTTTGTTAAGAATTGTTTTTCTTCTGCTGTTAATTTCTTTTTCCAATCTTTTACATCTTCTGCCATTGGTACTTCTGAATGTAACCAATGTGCTTGTTCATGTTTCAACCATGCATCATATGCCCATGGATAGTTGAAAGGTTTAAAGAACGTTCTTTCGTCCATTAAGTTTAATTTTTCTGCCATTTATTTTTCCTCTGTCTCGATATTAATATAACCTTCTGCTTCGTATATATCTTTTAAATATACTTTTTTACCATTTATTTTAATATATGATTGATCTTTTTTAGCTCTCCTTCTTTCAATAAACTTAAGAAGGAGTTCTTTCAATATTTTTCTTTTCATTCTAACCCTCGCACGCTAAACAAGTATCACCTTCAGTCATTTGTTGGAAATCAATTTCTTTAATAACATCACGTTCAATACGTCGTGCTACTTTATCTGCTTTAGCAATTTTATCAGAACGACAATAGTACATAGTTTTAAGTTTTTGTTTCCATGCTAAGAAGTGTACAGCATGAATATAACGAATGTCAGTATCAGGTCTAAAGAATACATTTACGCTTTGAGCTTGATCAATAAATTCTTGGCGGTCTGCAGCATGCTGTATAACCCATCGTTGATCGATCTCCATAGCAGTTTTAAATACATCTTTTTCCCAATCATCAAGTTCAGAGAGGTGTTGGACACTGCCATCATTAGCAATAATAGATGACCATAACTCATCATATTTATCTGGATCTTTAACCTTATCACGGATTAATTTATCCAAATACTGATTCTTATGCATATGAGAACCAGATAATGTGTCTTGTCTGTAAGCATTAGCTCTAAATGGTTCAATACTTGGTGAAGTATTACCCATAATAATAGAACTAGATGCGTTAGGAGCAATAGACATTACATGAGAAAATCTTACTCCGGCTTCTTTCCCATCGGGGCATGGACCACGCTCTTCAGCCAAGTGTTTATTTGCTGAATCCAAACGACGGCGAATAGTCGAGAATATTTCTTTGTTGAGGCCGGTAGCCATTGCTGACTCCCATGGGATATTTTTTCGCTGCAATAAAGCGTGCCAGCCAAGAGCACCAATGCCAATGCTCCGCTCCATAGTAGCAGAATATTTAGCACGACTAATGGTATCAGGAGCATTATCAATAAAATATTGTAACACATTATCAAGCATTTCTGCAACATCTTTGAGAAACATTTTGTTATTTTTCCAATCATCATAATACTCCAAGTTAATAGAAGACAGACAGCATACCGCAGTTCTTTTTTCATTAGTCGGCAGAATGATTTCAGAACATAAGTTTGATTGATGGATTTTTAGGCCCTTGTCTTTCAACCATTGCGGCATGCGTCTGTTTGACTCGTCAATAAAGTGTAAATATGGTTCACCTGTTTGCATACGCATTTCTAAGATACGTTGCCATAATTCTTTTGCTGATACCACTTCAGCGACTTCGCCTGAATGTGGATCTTTTAATTCCCATGAATCATCAAAGTCGGTGTCTTTCATAGAGTTCTCTATGATTTCCATGAATGCATCAGGAATATTAATACCATGGTGTAAGTTTAAACATCTCATGTTTTGGTCACCAGTTGGTCTTCTCATTTCCAAAAACATTAAGATATCTGGATGTGATATATCTAGATATGCAGCGTATGAACCTCTACGTGTTTTACCTTGACGATACGCAAGACTGGATGCATCGTACATCTTGAGATGTGGCATAACACCGGTTGATTTATCATCCGCCGACCTAATGCCGAACCCAATACCAACACCGCCACCAAGCATAGATAACCAATTAGTTTCTGATAAGTTTTCAACTAGCCCTTCCGCTGTATCATCGATAAAATTTAAAAAACATGATATAGGTAAACCTCGTTTAGATCGACCAAATGATAAGATTGGTGTTGAATAACTTAACCAATGCTTACTTGAATATTCATATAACCTTTGTGCATGTTCTGGATTTGATCCAAACATATTTGATACATAGGCAAACCTTTGTTGAGGACTTTCCTCACCATCCATCATGTATGATTCTTTTAGTCTTGTAAGACCAAGAGTATCAAACAGAGAATCACGAGAATAGTCAACCTTGATGCCATTAACTACATCTTCCATACCGACTCCATCTTCTTTTATTTGTATTGTTTTTCTGCGACCAATTGTCTAAGAGAGCTAGTTGAGAACCGATGATCTCTCTTATTAAAATGTAATTGGATACCACGTTTTTTACATATATCTTTGCCCGTAAAGTCTTTGTCACGATACTCATCACCCAAGATACGAACATCAATATGAAACATCTCCAATATATCTTCTAGATCCTTCTCCGTCAAGTAAACTATTATTTCATCAACATATTTAACTGCTGATAGTTGTACATAGCGTTCAACGATAGTTTGTGCAGGAGAATTCTTTTCCTTACGATCTAATGATGGGTCTATTTGAAGACCTGCTATTAGATAATCACAATGCTCTTTGGCTTCCCTTAACATAGCTATATGCCCTGAATGGAGCAGATCAAATGTAGAACAAGTAAAGCCAACTTTCATAGTATTTTTCATATTTATATATATTATATATCAGTTTTCAATTAAAGTACAATAAATCTTTTTGCTGTTGCTAATGAAGACGAGATAGCCATATGCATATCAATGTACACATACATACCGCATCTACCAATAAACTCCATATTATTAGGTGTCATATCTCTATATAATTTATATATATCTCTATTCTTACCTTCTAAATCTTTTACAGGATAATATCTTTCCATATTATTATCTTTATAGTCACATGGTTCTTCATATGTTAAAGTAGTCATCTCTTCATTTTCGCCATGCTCAGGAAAGTTTTTCCATTCAGTCATACGTGTATATGGACCAGAATGAGTAAAGTTGACACATGGTACTGGTTGTATCTTTGGTGATGGTACAGATGTTGTATGAAATTTAATAGATCGATATGGTAATTCACCATGACAATAATCAAAGTATTGATCAATTGGCATACTATTAAATACAAAGTCATAGTTTTCATTCATTGACTTGTCATATTCAAAATCAACTTCAACATTAATATTGTCATGATCAAATATATTTTCAAATATTGATGTATAACCATGCTTTGGCATCATTTGAAATTCATCATTAGGAAAATACAATTCATTCATATCATCTCTAATAGGAACCCGCTGTAAGATAGCTGGATCTAGTTCTTCAATATCTTTATCCCACATCTTTTTAGTATATGGTCGAATGAATGTGTCAATAACATTTTCTTCACCAACAATTTCTTTTGTTTCTTTATTAACCGGTAATGTTACATATCTACCATCTTTTAAGATAGCTTTAACTTTATGGAAATATGGTACCCATTCACCAAAGCGAGAAACCCAATCAACAACAGTTTTATTATTTGTATGAAAGATATGTGGTCCATATTTGTGTACTCGTATACCATGTTCATTTGTATAATCATAACAGTTACCACCAATATGATCACGTTTATCAATCACATGAATAGTATGACCAGCTTCTGCTAATTCACGAGCAATAACTGCGCCAGAAAATCCTGCACCAACGATTAATATGTTAGACATGCATTTAACTCCGCTTTTTGTGTATCTTTATCTAATGGATGTAAATTATATAATGCATCACGTTGATCTTTTGCTAATTGTTCTAATTCACTATCAGATAGATCTACAATATCTTTTGCTTGTATGTTAGCTAGTCGTTCATCATTATAATATAACATCATTTCTTTTGGTTCACCAATTAATATAGAACCTGCATCTGCAACTTGTAGAGGTCTTGCTCTCCACCAACCTGATCCAGCATGAAAATAACCTGGCATTAATATTCCCCATTGTTGAGAATAAATTGTAACCATAACATCTTCTGTTACTCGATCTTGACCATCTTTACGTGAACCATATTGTTTTAATGGCCATGAATGTTTATCTACACCTTGTGCTTTTAACCATTTCTTTGTTTTATCTTGTACTAATCCTGCAAAGTTAAAGACTCTTTCTCTTGGTTCAGGAAATAAAGGATTAACTTCAGGTTGTCTATTTAAATGATAAGGATTAGGATTATATGGGAATAGTAATTCCTTTGGATAATCAATTAATAGTGATAGATCACCACCACTAAATGCTGAGATCAACATACGGTTTGTTTTAGATTCTACTTTATCAATAGACTCTAAGAATGTTCTTTCATATTTTTCTACATCATCAGGTACAAACTTATGAGAGTCTTTAACATATTGTCTAAACAATTTAGCAGGATCTTTTAATGCAACTAAACCAGAATAAATTGAATCTGTTTGCCAATCATCAAAAGCTAAAATACAGTTAGGAACTTGTGATATTGCCCATAGCGCATTATAAACATAACCAGCAAATCCTGATGGGTTATGAATGAATACAATGACTTCATCAAATTCATCTAGTGTTTCACCAATCTCAACATGCCTTTGAGTTACTGTATGACCCATATCTTCTAAACATCTTATCAATGAATAGTGAGATGGGATTACTTTAAGTTGTTGCTCTAAATAAAAATCTTTAGTGCATTGTAACTTATTCATTCCTGTTATTAATATATTCACTTACGTTTCCTTTCAACTTCAACTGCAGATTTACACATATCAATTAATTCATGTTCAATATTAAGTAATGGAAACTGATTATCTATTGCTAGAAACGCAGGATCACCCTCACGTCGATCAGCTATCTCATACTTAATATCATACATTGTCTTCATAGTATTTAGCACTTCTAAAACTGAGTACCCTTTACCAGATCCAATACATTCATACGGTGTATTGAATGGACCTTTTTCAATGGCATTTGCAATTGCATTTGCTAAGTCAACAACATGAATATAATCTCTAACACATGTTCCATCTTTAGTATCATAATCATTACCAAAAATATACATCTTTTCTCTTTTACCTGTAGCTACTTCAGCAGCAATTCTTATAAGATGAGTTGCATCGCCTACTTGCATATGTTCGCCATCAGATCCAGCAACATTAAAGAATCTAAATATTGTATATTGATTCGATAGTTCTTTAATAATATCTTCAGCCGCAACTTTAGATTTAGCATAAGGTGACTGAGCATCAAATGCGCCTGCTGTGGAAGCAAATAAAAAGTGTGCTTCAGGATACATCTCTAACATTTTATGTGTACCATTCACATTTGTACTATAGTACTTCCATGGTTGCTTAGTGCTTTCTTCTACAGATATATAACCTGCTAAATGTGCTACTGCATCAAAACTACCAACTTTCTTATGTTCCATTATATCACAATAATGAATTTTTGTACAATACTTTTTTACATTATTATGATCTTTTGTAATATCCATTCCGACTACTATATGACCACGCTCAGTTAGTATTTTGCATAAATGTGAGCCAATATAACCGGCTGCTCCTGTAACTAAGACTCGCATATAAAATCTCCTGCCATTGGGAATATTTCTGCAATTGCACAAGCAATTTCTCTTGCTATTTCCATGTGTTCTTTTTGTGTACCATTACCTGATCTTACTTCAATAAAATGAACCCATGATCTTAATGTACCATTGACATACATACGAGATACAGTATTTCCTTCAGGAAGTATACATCTTGCTTGCTCTTTAGCAATACCTTTTTCAATTGCTTGAGAATAAGACTCACGAACATAATCAATAATAAATTTTTGTTTAGCATCCCACCATGCTTTTATTGTAGCATCAGATGTTTCAATTGAATTTTGTCTGTTCTTACTATCTTGTAGTCTAGCTTCTCTTATTACAAAGTCAAGATCTTTTGTAGGATCAGCATAACGCTGTGAAAACTCTTGGAAGCTAAATGATCTGTGTCTTAACATCTGTCTTGCAATATCTCTTGTTGTTTCAACTTCCATACAAACAGATGCCATTTCTAATGGTGACCAGTGCTTATGTTTAACAAGATAACTAATTAACTTCTCTGATGTTTCTTTGTTTAATTGATTTGATGGGTTAGATACTCGAGCGCAAAATGCAATCAGATCTTGTACAGATTCTAATCCTTCGGCTTGAATGTTTTCATGTGGTTTACTATAACTTATTAATCGTACTTTCATTAGCACTTTCTCCATTCTGTAAATTTTAATTTAGCTTCTATTCCATGATAGGTGTTTGTATTTATGGTTTTTATAATGTCATTAGATTTCTTACCACTTAAAATCATTTCATTAATATCTTTTTCTTTTATAGTATCAGGCCACAAACATACTTTATAGCCATTTTCAATATACTTTTCTATGTAGTTACAGATTTCTTTAGATCTTGGTTCATTATCCATTACGATAACAGAATCTAACTCCATAAAGGTTTTAGAATCCATGCCAGCACCAGATACGGCGACAGTATTAGGAATAAACAAGGAATCCAAAGGACCTTCAACAACATAGACAGTATTCTTTCTATCAATTCTGTCCAATCCATATATCTTTTCCTTTTCATCATCAAGTTTAATTGTTATATATTTTGGTTGTTCATCACCAAATGCTCGACCTTGAAATGCAAACACTTTACCATTATCAAAATATGGGATAATTAAACGTGGTACATCATTCTCAGTATTTAAGAAATGAAATTTAAGGTTGTTTACAAAGGTTTTAAATTTAGGAGCAAAGTATAAGTACTTCCATTTGTCATTTGGGATCTTACGTTTTACTACGTATTTGACTGCGGGATGTGAAAAAGGGAGGCTTTCTATACAAAAAGCGCCTGCTTTTACGATGTCTGTATTAACTTGTACCTCTTCTTCAATAAGAGTAGTTTCTTTAATATCTGTGTGATCAAAGTGTTTATTAGCATTTTCTTTATATCGTTCTAATACATATTCATTATACATATTAGCGTCAAGATGCTTAATAAGATTACCAATATTGGATGAATAGCCACAGTTATGGCATTTATAGACAAGACGTGATTTATGTAGAAATACATAGCCGCGTGCTTTATTTGAATCTCTTTTAGAATCACCACATATTGGACACGAGAAGTTCCAATAGTTTTCTTTTTTCTTTTTGAAGTTTCTGAGCTTATAACTCAGCAGACTAACATACTTAGAATCAATATAAATCATAATATAATTATATCAAATAACCTAATTAATGTACATATATTAATTAAAAATAAAAAATAATTGTACTTTAATTCTAAACTAGGTTATTATATCTGTATAGGGGTTAACCCATTAAATACTTAACTAAATATCCTATTACTGCAGCTGCACCGATAACAAAATATTTCCACTGCTCTAATACTCTTAACCGATCTCCTAAAAGATCAATCTTTCTTTCAACATTAGTTTGTATTTCATTATGCTGCTTTGTGGCAGTTTCGGCCTGAGATTTCATCTTTGTATCAAAGCTATCGTCTAACGCGTCCATGCGTTTAAGCATTTCTTTACCAAACTCATTAATCTTAGTATGAAGGTCGCGAATGTCTTCAACATTTCTATCAGTATCTTTTTCGATGTTGTTCATACGTTCCTCGTGCACAGCAAGAAGTTTGCCAATGTTATTATTAACTTCGGTAAGTTTCTCAATAGAGTCGTCTAGTTTCTCGACTATCTTCTCTAATGCTTTGATATCTGCCTCTGTTGCCATTATTTTGTATCCTTCTGTTCTGGTTCGTAATAATCTTTATATTTCATAATTATCAGTCTTTGTTGAGCAATATAGTTTCTTATTAGAACCATATCAGACGCTAACTTTTCATAACCATCATCAGTAATAGCAAATAATACTAAATCAGTATTCTTTTCTTCAAGTTGTTTAAATACTTCATTAACATTTTCAGGTGTAACAACAATCCATTCCATTGTTTCTATTGTCAATGGTTCAGGACTATCTATTTTTAATTTAACGCGTTCTTGTTCTAGCGTTCTAACCTCTATCGGTTTTTCCGATTTCCATCCAAACCCGCTAAGTACTGAACAACTACTTAATAAGAGGCTTATAATTAGGATTAGCCAAGGTTGGGCACTCAGGATTGGCTTCACTTGCTGTCTTAGCATTAATCTCTTTCTCCGTCAATTCGGCACCAGATGCAATCTCTAAACAACGGATTACATTATCAGTACCTCTATTAATCAATCTTTGTATTGCTTTAGGTTTTTCTTTAGCAATAGCACCAAAGTCACGCTTTTCACCTTTAGCATTAACTGAAAATTTATCATTTAACGCTTTAAGTTCTGCTGCCTGTCTTTCTGCCTCATCTTTTAAAGCACCATTAATAGATCTTATTTCTTCTATATCTTGGTATGCTTTATCAATGACAGCTTGTTGTTGTCCTACCGCTGCTTCAAGCTTTTTGCTATTCTCTTTGGCAATGGCTAAATCAGCTTTTAGATTAGTAACATACCAAAAGCCCATGCCAATAAAAATAACAATAACTGCAACTAAAAAAAGTTTAACTGTTCCCATTTCTTCTATTCATTATTTGATATTTCTTAAGATCTTTACGTCTGATGGCAGGTCGATCTGTCGAAACTGCTACACCAGTGGCATTAGTTGGGGCATCTTCTTCAATATCTTTCATATATTTTTCAACAAGGATTTCTTCTTCAATCAAAGAGATATCCATATCCATTAAACTTTTATATCTATCTTCCATAAGTGAAGTTGTGCGATTACCACTTTCATAGTATTCTTTAATAAGAAATAAAGCAGTAACAACTGATTTTAACTTAGACTCTCCACCTGGTAGACGATTAATAATCTTCTTCATATTAAATACTAACTTATGAAGATAAGTATAGGCGTCTTTTTCTTTAGATGTAGAAGGTTTCTTAATAAGTTTACCCTTTTCATCTATAAGACCGAGCTTATATGCTTGAGTGTCTTTAAAATTCTTTACAAGCATTGAAAGAATTCTATAAGCAATTACATTGTCTACAAATCTTGACATTAAATTTCCCTAAGTACGCACATAATATATGAATCAAGTTCCATGTCTGATAATTTTAATCCATACTGTGGAAGTTCATCAGGCATTCTTCCAAGAAATACTAAGAATGTGGCCAAGAAATCCCAATGCTGTGGATCTATTTTAAAGAACAACATGTTTGTAGCATGATCACCAAATAGATTATATAGTATAATCAAATGATTTAGAATTAAGTTTTCTTTTAACTCTAAATTGTCTTGCCACCTACTAAATAGTTTCTTTAAATAAACAAACCTTTTAAGATCATCATTAAACTCCTCAACACTATAGCATTGAGCGTTATCATAATGATGCATCGCATAAGTTAAAAAATTATCATCTGTCAATTTTTGATTCATATTATACTTCACAAAATAGGGGAGGGTTACTCCCCTTATTTATTATGCTATTGTCGCTACTACCGCATTAGATGTTACATCAGCAGCGGTTGTTGATGATACCACAACTCTAAATTCATTAGCATCTACGTATTCAGCATCAGTAGATACAACTGTTAATGTTGCACCAGTACCGTCAGCATCTACAGTATTAGCCCATGATGAACCACTATCTGTAGAAACTTGCCATTGGTATGCAGGTGTTGCACCATTATTTACAGTAGCTGCTACAGTAAATGTAACATCAGCTGGTGATGTTACTGAAGCTGCAACTGGTTGTGTACCGATTGTAATTACTGGATCGACTGCAACTGCATCGTCAGCTGCATCACCTGTCATAGATGAGAATGCAACTAATACTTCAGACTTATTTCTAGTATTACCATTGCCATCTGTGTATGTTGAATATTTAACCCAACCTGGTGAGTTAATACCTTTATTAATGTTTGCTGGTGTTGTTGCTTCTGCTACGTCTACACCAACTGTTGCTGCTTTATCAGCTGTGTTTAGATACTTAGGCTTATCTGCCTCTTGATCTATTTTTCCCCAAAGTGCCATTTAATTTCTCCTTTTAATTAACGTCTTGTGTATGTACCAGATTTTGAACCAGCTGGTCTACCGCGACCTCTTTTTACTGTAGAAGTTTGAGCTGGTTTCTTTTGCTCAGGCTTCTTTTGTAAAAGTCTTCTAAATTTTTCTTTTTCATCGTCATGTCCAAACTCATTTTCATGGTCTGTATCATGTTGTGCTGAACCACCATATCTAGTACCTTTATGCTTATAGCTACCAGATTGCATTTCATTAATAAAATCTTTATATGATTTAGTTTCTACATCAACATCTTCTTTTTTCATTGAAGCTTTCATATCAGCCTTCTTAACATTATCAGCTCTTTTAACAGCTTGCTTATGTAGTTTGTCTGATTCTTTACTATCACCCGTATGGGCGGCATCATATGCTTTATTCATTGAGTCTTGGTGCGCTTTATCTGCATAAGATTTTAATGTTGACTTATTTAACTCATCAACTTCTTTTTTTCCTCTTATTTTAGAAAGATCAGCACCATCAATTTTACCATCTTTATTGTGGTCTAGTTTCTTTTGCTTGTCAGAAAGTTCTTCATTAGCTTTCTTTAAAGCGTCTTTAACTTTAGGATGGCTAGTTAACCCTTTACGTATGCCTTCAATCTTTTTAACTGCAGTTGACATGTCACCAGCATGCTTTTTAGCAAATGATGATGCTTTTGCAATGCGCATATCTTCTTCTAAATACTCTTCGAAACTTAACATATCTGTATCCTCTTTTTGCATTTGTTTTCTTTTTTCCATTTCAGCTCTACGTTCTGCTGGTGATGGGATTCTTACATTCTTTCTATCCATGTTACCAAGTTTTGTTTGAACAAGCTTGGATGCATTAGATTCTTTCATTGACTCTCTTTCTCTTTCATGTTTTTTAGCAAGAGATTCTTTTTCGCCTGCATGCTTAGCTGCCATTTGAGCTTTCTTAGCTTCTTTTGCTGCAGCTTCAGGATTAGCTTCTTCATTTCTAGATGCCCATACAGCTTTACGTTGTGCATCAGACTTATATCCTTCTTTCTTTTGTTTATTCATTAAGTCATTAATTTTACCTAATGTAGATTTATCTTTATTAGATAGCATTTTATTTTTTTCTTTATCTGATAAAGGAATTTCTGATTCATTTTTAGGTACACAGTTAGGAACTTCTTTACCATTTTTCTTTTTAGTTCCTACCATCTCATAATCTTTCCAGCAAGGATCTTTACCCTTCATCTGTTTATTTTCACCTTCTTGTATTCTTCCTACTTTATCTGTACCGTTTGGTTGCATAACACCTTCCTTTTTTGCTCCGTAATAAGCGCCTTTAGCCATTTTGATTCTTTCTTCTTTAGATTTACCATCAAACTTTGGATCTTTAGAATGTACAAAGTCAGATATCCATTTTTCAATAGGATCTGATTTACTTAATACTTCGTTAATCTTTGATCTCATTTCTTTTAAAGATTTCATATTAGGCTCCAGTACTCTTAGCAGATGTTCTTAGCATCCAGGCGTGTTTATTATGTACATCTAATCTATTGGCAATAAAGTCCATTAGACCTTGGTTATTCATTGATCCAGCAATCTCAAATACTTTATTTAAATCAGTAATAATAACTTCATTTGCTGCAATTAAATTATTTAGCATTTGATTAATATTAGTAGGTTTAATAGTATCTTCAGGTAATGTTTTAGAGTTATACATTTCCATTAAACTAATAGGTGCATAACTATCACAACAAATGCGAATATGTTCAGCTGTTGGATCTACAGCGCCATATACTTCTTCATATAATTCGCCAAAAAATTCATGGTACTGAGAGAAAAACATTCCCTCAACATTCCAGTGATATGATTGAGCTTTAAAATACATTAAAAATGTATCTGCTAATAATATGTTTAATGCTGCTTTTAATTGATCCATGTTATTATTTATCCTTTATTAAGATCCTACTGCTGTGACATCATCATAGATACCAAACTGTGCAGTTTCTATTTTAGGGGCCCAGCCTTCTTTTCTTAATTTAACTAAGCAATGACCTGGTCCATCAAATGATAGTCGTATATCTTTATTTGCATAAACTCGATCAGAGAACCCACCTGCTTCAGCAAAATCATAGTGTCCTACATTTAATAGATAATAATGACCATGTAATACTGCAGGATCATCACCCTCAGGTACTATTATTCGTGTTATATCTAATTGCTTATCTTTTTTCAATCCCCACCATATGCCTGTAATATAAACTCTTGATCCATTGTATTCTACAAATTCACCACCAATTTCATTTGGCACTGATGTAGGTGCTACATATACTTGAGTTGATTTAGTCATATCAGTTTGTAATGATAAATCAACCTCACCTCCTGAAGATTCTGTAATATAACATTTAAATACAATTTCTGTATCAGTGTGTTTAAGTATATGTTTAGTTGACATAGTTTATTCCTAACAATTCCATTTCTTAAGCGCTAATGCTTTACGTGTTGGACGACCTTTTTCATCTTTCATAGGTCCTTCAACACCACTCATACGAGCACAAAATGATTTTCTTCTATTAGCAGCTTTACTTCCAGGTTTTAATTTAGAAGGTTTAGTCGTTACTGCTGTTTGTAATTTACTACCAGGGTTTTTTCTACGATGAGCTTCAACTCCCTTTTTAGTCATTCCACCGGTAGATGAAAAATGACCTTTCTTATCAACAGCAGCTTCTTCTAAATATTCTTTAAATGTTAACATTAGAATCCACCAGCAGTGGCAGTGCCCCCAGCTTTTTTATGTTGTAATCTAGCGGTTTCTACTTTACGAATTCTTGGCACCAACTTCATACCAATACGTTTAATCAATTGTGAACGTTTCTTAACAAGTCTTTCAATTCGTTCTTTTTCGCCAACTGATAACTTATTCAATGGCTTCTTAGCTAAACGTTTCTTTAATAACTTAACAGCAAGTCTTCTTGCTCTACGATTAACTGTAGAAACATTTGATCTGCGTTTTAATGCAATCTTTAATTTACGAGCACGTTTTGCTTTAGTTCTTGCAAATCGTATTTTAGATTTAATTCTTTCTGCTCTAGATAAAACTTCATTAAGTGCTTCTTCATTCACACCCTCTTCAGTATCATCTAAGTCAGATACATGTTCTCCTGTTTCGTCATCAACGATATGAAGTTCATCATCATCATAAGCGTCCATCATATCATCATCTGTTAATGAGTTAACAATATCATCAACTTCTTTTTCCGGAACATCTTTACAATCTACTTTTTTGCCATCTACATCCCAGCAAT